TATAGTCTTACAGAAACATTTAATCCTTCTGCCATTGATTCACCTGCTGCTGGAATCTGGGAATCAATAACTACCTTGTCATCATTGGCAAGAACAGATGTTGTGTCATACCCTGCAATTGTGTAACCAAAATTAAGTGGTGTAAGAATGTCATTAAGTTCAGTTGTAGTCTTTAAATCTAAGTCTGGTACTGGATGTGTAACAGGAGGTGGTGGTGGAGGTGGAGTAGGAGCCTCAATAGACCACTTAACAACCTGAGAAACATCTACATCTGAGATAGAAGTAGGCAACCAAGAAATACTTGTTCTTGCCTTTAACTTTAAGTTAGTAATCCAAGTAGAACCAGTCCACACCTTAAGTGCGTTCTGTGTTACCCAGTTACTGCCATCCCAGACCTTTTGCATCTAATTATGACCACCTAATTGGTGCAATGCTCATATAAGGATTGACTACTGAAACTGTTCCAGAGCCTGTCTTTCTTGCTACTGGTGTTACTACTGTTGCACCTGCATTAAATATTGCATAGAAATCATTTGACACAGAGTTCTTTCCTGATACAAAAGATGTTGCTGCATCTGCTGCTCCAATTGCTCTTGTTGTTGCTCCTGATAATTGGACTCCATAGTTAACTCCTGCAGTGTTATCACCTACTGGTTCTACAACGCCATAAGAGACATGGACCCATGCAGGCTCTGTAAGAGTTACTGTTACTTGAGAGAGGTTTGCTAATGCTTGATAGGTACCTGTGTTTGCAATTGTTTCATTACCCTCATAAAAATACTTAGCAGGGCTTGGAAGTACTGCATCTGTATCAAACCAAATCTGTCCTACCTGTGGTGCAGATGGTGCTGCTGCTTGTACAACTGCAAGTCCACCTACGCTACCCCATGAGTTATCAGCCTTCTTTACATAGAATGCATACTCTGACTCTACATATGCTGCATTTACTGTTGGATTTAAACCTGCAAGTTCTGCAAAGGTATCTACCTGAATGACACCATTATCTTGAACATCAAGTAATTGTTCTGCTGTAAGGACATTGCCATCAGCAAACTGGATATATCTAATTGTCATATAAATCTACTCCTTGGAAATAATATAAATTTTACCCTCCATGTATCTTGGTCAGCATTGAAAGTTTGTTGTATACCAATGACTGTCAATGTGTCATCAAAGGTGAATGTGTCTGTCTTATGATGAACTTTGATTCTGTCCAATATCTCTGAAGATGCTGCTAATGATGGGCTCTTCTTACCATCCCATTCAATTTCCTTAACTAAGGCTGTTGGTGTCTGCCATTTATTAAGAATTCTGTTTGCCCACTGAGTAAACTGTTGTGAGTCTTCCTGTAGATTAAAGTTAGTATCAACATTTAAAGCATGGGTTCCATATCTATTGATTAGGGCTTGCCTTCTTACAGGCTCCATAGTGTCTGTCTCTATTGCTTCTGTAGTTACAAATGCTCCTATACCTGCATCAGCATCTTCTTGGAATTCCCGCTTAAAATATCCATAGGTATTCTGTGACTGGACTTCATTAATGGTTGATTGAATGTTGTAATCAAGTGAGATGTTCTTATAGGAATACTTAGTTGGGTCCTCATTATTAAATTCCATATGGGTAGTTCCAGTTGGAATAGTCTCTGATGCATATAGTTGAAGAACTCCTTCCTTGTCATAAAACATGAAGGCACCTTCTGTGTCAGAGGCAAGGATTAGGGACTCCCACAGAGTCTTATCATCTTTCCAATATCCATGGATTGTCTTACCACCACCATAAATGTCTTTGTCCATATCCTGCTTACCTGCGTTAGTAAACAAGGTATTAATTCTCTGACTCCATGATTGACTGCCATGAGTAGAAATATTGTTAAGTCTTGTCATTGTCTGTTGCAAGTCTGCAATAGGGTCCATAACATCAAATGAAATCAGTGGCTTATCTTTATCACTTCTATAGTCAACAAACTGATTGTTCATTCTGCCTTGAAATATAATCTCATCATTCCTGCGTAGGCGTACCTTAGTCTTGGGTACCATATAAACATTTACATTTGGGTCAACTAATTTGTTAGTAGTTACAACATGCATAACTCCAACATTAGGAATTGGTAATGCATTGGCTCCTGTATAAGAGTCAACACCTCTCTTAATGTTTATAGATAAAACACCATCAAGTATTTCTGTCCACTCATATAAATTGTCATTATCAAGTTGTTCATCAGATGCAATGGTTGCTTCATTTAATGCATCTGTACCAAGGGTAAACAGACCATCAATAAAGGTTCTGAGTTCTAATGTTAATTCATCTTGTAACTTCATCTGCCATTGACTCCTGCATACTTATCAAGAGCAGATTTAACATACCTGCCTACTTCATAAGGGTCAGAGCCAATGCCTGCATTGATAGTTACATTTATTGCACTGCCTCTTGCCCTTGCAATATTAGGCTGTAGTTTGAGAGAACCCATACCTGCTACTGCTAAACCTGCGTTACCTCTAATACCAAGTGCTAAGCCCTGCATAAGGTTTGCACCATAACCAGCCATGACTTTAGATGGTGAAGAGATATTGAATAGTGATTTAAATCTGTCCTTCATGTTCTTGGCAAGTGTGCCAATAAAACTAAGTGGTGCTGATGCAAGGGACTGCATACCTCTTACAAGTCCATTGATAATATTGGCTCCTAAGTTTGACCACTCTATAGATTTAATTTGTGTAGCAAAGGCGTTGTAAAGATTTCTAAACAAAGTAGCAACTGTATTTATAAGATTTGTTGGACTGAATGCTTTGAATAAACCTGCAATGATGTTGTTACCCATCTCTTCTGCAACCTTAGATGGGGAAGCAATACGGAAATAAGACTTGCCCCAATTTATGAAGCCATCTCTTAGACCTTTCCATAAGTTTTTAAAGATATCTGGAATGCCTTTCACAAGTGCTACTGGGTCGCTTAATCCATCTATGATTCCCTGTAAAATTTCTCTTGCAACTTTTTCATATTGTTCTGGTAGTAATTTAAGAGCAATTAATCCAGCACCTAAGACAATGGCTATCTTCTTAAATGGGTTCAAAGCCTTCCATGCATTCGCTACTGCTGCTGCTAATAATCCAAATGCTATGCGTACTTCAGCCATACCAGACAGACCAGCAAAGGCACCTTTGAGTACACCTAACTTTGTTGCAATTTTTCCTAAGAAAGAGTTTGCACCAGTTAGGGCTGTAACTAATGCTGATAACTTGCCTACAGTCCATACTAATCCTAATGCTATGGCTAATAGTTTTACTTCTTCATGAAGTTTTGTTTCCCCTGTTTCAGGGTCCTTGTATGTAAGTAGGTCTACTAACTCTCTAAGTAATGGGACTGTTAACTTTAGAATTGGTAGCAATATTTCTGCAAGAACATCTTTGAGAGTCTCTAACTCAAACTGTAATTCTTGGGTAGTTGTAAACTTTAAATCTTCATTAATGTCATCTGCAAGTGCATTGTAAAGAAACTTCACTTGGTCTGTGACAGTCTTGAGTTTTTGGAACTGTTCTAATTCTGCTTGTGATAACTGACCTGTTAGACCAAACTTGGATAGTTCATCTCCACCTAATAACTTGCCACCTCTTAAGGCTTTTACCCATGCATTTGTAAAGGTGTCTATTCCCTTCTCAGGGTTTTGGTTATTGGCAAATAGAGAGAGAGTGGCTATCTCATCAAGGATGCCTCTGTATCTAATGGTTGTTGAGTTAGCAAGTCCTACAAGGGTATTGGCTACATCTCCATCATCTATCTTAAACTTGACTGACAACTCATCTATCTTGCTTTTAATTTCATCTGCATCTTTGCCAAACAAATCTTTAATCTTTGCAAAGGCTATCTGTTCTTTTTCAAAGTCCTGAACAATATTCCAAACAAATCTTGCTGAGGCAATGATTGCTAATGCCTTGGTTACTAAACCAAACCCTTGAGAGATTTTAGATGCTGTTGTATTTAGAGTACCCAACTGTTGGTTGGTTTGTTTTACACCTTTAACCAGATTGCGGGTATCTGCAACAATATCTACTACAATTGTGTTAGCCATTTTGTTTGTTCAACCCCTCCAGTATGTATTGGTACTCTTGACTTGTTAACTCCCAGAATTCTGCTGGTGTGTATCCTGTCGCTGCACAGAATCCACCCATAGCCTCTAAGAGATAGTGGCTTTTGGGAGTGCTTCTTCTCCTGCGAGAAGATTCATTTCCTGAATGCTCATGTTCTCAACTTGTTCCCAAGTTAAATCAGGGTTTGACTTCTTTCCTGATACATAAGCAATTGCCATTGTTAATTGGACTTTTGGACAAGTTTCCCATTCATCCATGTTGTACCCTGAAAGTTTCTCAACCTCTGCAAGGTCCTTCATTTTTAGTTCTGTTATATTCATATCCTGCCTCCTATATATTTTCTTCCAATTGCTTGGATGTTTTGTGAATACTGCTCTTTTACATAATTTCTTTCAGTCCATGCTGCTCTTCTTAAAAATGGTTGTGCTTGGATATCTCTATCAGGCCATCCATATTCAATGACACCTGCATATGGAACTCTTGCTCCACCTGCTTTTATCTGGACTCTTTGCTTTGCTCTATTGGCCCTAATGGAACCTGCAAGAGCACCAGTTAGTTGTGGTGCAGCAGCAGAGGCAGTCTTAGCAACTTTTGAACCAATGGCGTAGTTTGCTTCTTTAAGGTCTTTAACAGCACCTTCATATTTATTGAAACTTCTAACTACTTCCCTCAATCCTTTAACTGAGACTGTGTACTCTGCCACTGCTACTCACTACGCTCCAGTTGTTACTTTGACAGGCTTCTCATCAAGTTTGATGGTTAAGTCATATACAAAGTATTCGCCTGCTGCTCCACCAAAATCAGGAACTGTTTCTGCATATCCTGTTGCTGTGAAGTGTGGCTGTGTTGTTGATGGAACTGCGTTTCCATGTGGTGCAAATACAAGAGACAGTGATGCTCCTGGGTTTGCAAATAATTGTGTCCATAGGCTGTTTGCTGCAAAGTCTTGGAAGCCTGTTATTGCTGCGCTGTAATCAAGTGAGTCTGAATAATCTCCAAACCCTAACTCTCCAACTTCTGAAGAGAATACTACTGACTTAACAGAGCCTGCATAATCAGTGCCCCCAACTTTGAACACAATGCTCTTTCCTTTTAATCTTGACATTTTATTGTCCTCCTTGTGTATCTATTGAAATGTTAATGTGAGTGCTTAAGTATGTTGCTGCATTCGCTTCTGTAAGGAATGGCTTGTCAACATCTAATTTTGATACTGCTGTGTTAGCCCATATTGCTGGGATAAGTGCATCCAATAAATCGTCTAAGGCTGTTGTCTCAACATCATTTTGTGCTGTTGGTACAAGTAGTAAGACTCTCCATTGTGTTGAATAAATGGCATCATATTCATCATCATTAACACTGATGAATGGGATACCTGCTTCAATAATTGCACAAGGTGCAGTTGGTCTTGCTGGTGAGAATTTATAAACATTCTGCAATTCATCTCTTAAAATATTTGCAATATCTTCTTTGATGCCTGCTATGTTCATGCAAACCTCACCATGTAACGATTAAGTAAAGGGTAGACACCTGCTAATGGGTCTCTTGCAATACGGATTGGTGCTCCGTCATATGCTGAGTATTGCGAGATTCCCATTGGAGCAGAGCGTCTGTGAAATAATTCTGAACCAACTTCAAGGTAGCAACGCTTGAGTATCTGTGTAGGAACTTTTGTTGATTGCACATAAGATGCAATTAAGTCAACAGCAGTATCCCAACATTCCTCAGCAAACTCATTATCTAAGTCTGAAGCACCTACATAGGCCTTTAAGTCTGTCCAGTCCATTTAATGTCCCCTAATTAGTCCAGTGGATTTCCAACTTTGACAAGTGCTTTAGGGTCATGTCCTGCAACTGCAAGATAGCCATAAACAGAGAATGTCTGAGTTAGGTTTGTGATATCTCCATCATTGAGACGGAAAGGTGCTCCTGCAGATTCATAGGTTGTGATTGCAGATGAAGCACCTGTTAGAAGTGTTCCATTAGCAAGTGATGGGTCTACAACGATTGGTAGACCTGCAATGTTTCCTGTGAGTCCTACTGGATTGATTGAACCAAATCCATTTGAAGGGTTGGTTGCTGCTGCGATTGGGCGAGCAACTCCATCAACCTGCTTAGCAAGTTGCTTGAATACATCAGATGAGCAAAGAATGAACTCAAGTGCTTTACCTGTTTCATTGTTTACCTTTGTTGCTGAATCTGCAAGCATTTCAATGATTGCATCTGCAGACCATGCTGCAACAGATGATGTTGAAGTGGTTGTAAGTGAATTGATGTAATCCTTGACTACATTGTTTGTTTTCTTTGCATAGGCTGCTGCCATTGCTCTGAATGCTGCATCTACATAAGCAACAGATGAACGCTCAATTAATTGGCGTGTCATTGCTGTGTATCCACCATAAGTCTTGATTGGTGCTGTTGCTGAAGTCAAGTCAATCTTACCAAAAGTAAGTGCATCTCCTTCTGCTTCCTGCTCTTCAATTGCTGAAGTATCAGAATTAAGTAGTGGGTACTCCAGTGTCATTCCATCTGCTGGAAGTGGTGCTGAAGCAAATACATTGTAAGTTGGGCGACCATTGTCAAGAATGCGGATAGTTTCATTTACCCATGCGTTCTTTAGAATGCTGTCTGCCATTACTGAGTGAGTGTCTGCAAATGCACGAGCAAGTGTTAGACCATTGTCATCACCTGTTGCTACTGATTTTACGAACTCACCAAATGAACGAAATTGTGGTGCAGTTGGAGCCTGTGTCTTATCTGCTGATAGGACCTCTAAGCGTCTTTCCAACTCTTCTGCATGATTACGCACTTCAGCGATTTCTGAAGAGTAATCAGGTGTTGTTGTTGTTTCCATATTGTGTGTTTCCTCCTTGATTTCTCTAACCTCAGTCACTGAGGCGTTTTCATAAGCAGGGAATGCAACTAAAGAGACTTCCTTTAGATTAACTTTCTTGCGAATGATTGTTCTGTCTTTCTTCTCATCCACTACTGGGATGAAGCCAACAGAAAATGAACGAATAGCACCATCTTTAACTAACTCAAGAGTTTCATCTCCAAGTTTGGTGTTGCTAATCTTTGCTTTAATCCAGAGACCATCTTCTTTCTCTACCATTGAGTTAACTTTCCCAATGATTTCTTTGTGGTCTCTAAATAATTTTACATGTGAGTCAAGGTCAACTGAGCCTCTTACGAATTGCTCTTTGTCTCCCCCGCCAATATCAATTACCTCATCAAAAGGAACTGCCATACCAATGACTTCTCTGGTTTCTTGATTTGTTTCTCTGATTTCAAAACTGCGTTGTTCCATTATTTTCTCCATATCCTCATTTTAGATTGCAGGTTGGTTAGCAACCGCTTGAGGATTTGCTTGAACTGCTGGTTGTGGCATTGGTGGTAGGTCTGCTTCATTTACTGGTGGCATACCTTCTGATTCTCTAACTTCATTAACTGTTAGGAATCTCTTATCTAAACCAATGGCATAACTTTGATATCTATTTAATACATTGGGTCTTAAGAACCCTGTCATATTAAATTCAGCCTTCTGGCCTCTTGGTAACAAGTCAGACAATGCTTGCTGAATACGGACTATGTATTGCTGTAGTCCATCTTCATAAAGTTTCTGTCTATCCTCATTGCCATTTGTATATGTAAGCCCTGAACCTTCTACTGAAAGTCCAAGATACATACTTGGAACACCAAACATATTTGCTATCTGCCTTGTAGTGAATGTCTGATTAGCCAAGAACTGTGCCTCTTCAGGATTGAGTGCAATTGGGTTGTACTGAAGTCCTGATGAAAGTACTGCAACAGTTCTTTCTTTCTGTGAATCAATGAATGCCTTCTTGTTAGCAAGGGCAATATCTGCAGAAAGAAACTCTGTAGTTGTTAGTGTGCCTGTTGGTACTGCTGCAACTTTGAACCATTGGTCTGCATAGTTCTGTAAGTCTGTAGCAGATTGAATAATGTGCTTATGTCTTTGTAGTGGTCCTTGACCATATATATCCCCAGGAATACTAAACAATTTAAGGTGTCTAACAGTGCCTGTGGCCTGCTTTACTCCATTAATTGAGTACTCAAGGTCTCCTCTTGTGTTTTGTTCTATGTTCACCCAATGTGCAGGTATCAATTCAAGACTTGCTATTCCTCTTACACCTTTATAAATCTTCCAGTATGCATTTCCATAGATAGCCATTGATACAACTGTTTGTCCAAGAAATTCTGCTTGAGTTACATTGTTCTCTACATCTGGTGTTAGTAACCATGATGGAGAATCTACTTTCTCAATCCCCCGCATTACCTCAACTGGTATTTGCATAACTGCTGTTTCAAGAACTGATATACATCTTGTAACTGGAATAAGTTGTAATGCACTAATCTCATTTACTACAAATGGTTGCCTGTAAGGAATGAAAGCACCACGCTCTTCTAATTCTGTTGGGACAAAGTTCATAACCTCTGTCTGCCTGCCTAATAATCTGTCAATAAATCCCATGTGTCTCCTCTACCAAACCATCTGTGTTGCTTGGATTTGTGTATCCACATACCAGACAGCCAATATTGTTGCTAATGCTGCATCTATGTCTGATATTGAGTCTTTTCTTGTTATCTTCCAAGACTCTCCAACATTCTTACGCACTGCCCTTTGCATTTGCACTGACACTATTTCATCTTGAGGGTGAACTAATGTCTTTCTCATAATTCTACGATATGCGTTGTTTGACCCATTAATTAAATCTTTATGTGTGGCTTTATGGACCCTAATTCCTCTTTGTTGTAGGGCTTGTGCAAGGTCTGAAGAAATATAAGAATCAAGAATAAATGGAGCACCAAACTTGGATAATCCAACACATGCCCTAACTAATTCATCAATATTTGTATTATTAAATGATGCAACTAATTCTGTAGAAACTATGTCTCCATCTTCCAATGTTGCTGCAACTATTGCTGCATGGTCCCATCCTGGAGTTCTATCCACTCCAAATACCTGCACTCTTGAACAAGTTCCATAAGGAAGGCCTTGCCATGTACCTACAGGAAGCCATGCATTCATGCTTGAAACAAACTGGTTTAGGCGATATCTACGAGCATCTGCCTCTGGCATTGTTGCTAATTCATTCTTTACAGATGCCCAAGAAAGTAGCCCAGATGCAAGATTTGGATTGGCTCTTCTTACTTCCTGCTCATCAAATACATCACAGCCTTGTGGAGCCTCCCAACAAAAGAATCCAAACCTCTCAAATGCAGGGTCTTCATCTACTGCCTTAGCCCCTCGCTCATAAAGTCTCTTGAGTAGTCCTGAAGTGTCATCTCCTGCTGTTGTAATGCCAATTGTTATGCCATCTGGTCTGGTTGCAGAACCAAGAGCCATTGCAGTCCAAACATCCTCATTAGCAACATGTAATTCATCAAATACAACAAGGGATGGATGCAGTCCTTGTGCTGTTCCTGCCTTAGCAGCAATTACTTTATAAACACCAGTGCCATCTGAAGTCCATAAGCCTCTGTGTTCTGTAGACCTACTAAAGAGAGACTTCAATATGTCTGAGTTCTGTGTTTGGTGTAGCAGTCTTCTATAAACAATCTTTGCTTGGTCTGCTGAGGCTGCTACTGAAATAACTTCAGGTGCTGGTTCATGTAGGAGCATTCCATAGAGTGCAAAGAGGGCACCTATTAAAGATTTACCATTCTTGCGGGGCATTGAGATACAGACCTGCTTATATCTAAGTCTTCCTGCTAATTCAGGGTCAGGATGTGTATCTGGATATCTTTCCAATACCCTGCGTATAAGCCACTTCTGCCAATCTGTTAAAACCAGAGGAGCATTGTGCTTTTCAGGTAACTTCCATATTGCTTCTACTACATTTATTAACTTGTCACCATCAGTAACAAGCGATTCATCAAGAGATGGGCTGTAGTGTGTAGGTAACCACTCCAATTAAACCCCTTGTGCAATTTGTGCAAGCATTTCTTGTGGGGTAATGCTCAAATCTTGCCTTCTATTATTCATTAACCCTAAATTGCTCAATAATCCAATTAATATAGGTGCTAATTGATGCCTTCTATCTGGCATTTGGTCCATGGTTTGAGCCAATAGAACTGCTTGTTGGGCTGCTCCTAAATCTGCTTCTTCTAACCATGTAGCACTTCTGATAGATGCAATTACTGCATTCTCTAAAGTTAAATCTAATATTAATGGCTCAAAATCAGACTTAATAAGCCTATGGGCCCTTGGCCCTTGTGTCATACCTGTTCTCATATCTGCCTCCAATTTACTAATTATAATTCTGTTGTATTTCAACAAAGGCAGCGGGGTTTTCTACAAACCTATAAAAAACCTCAAACCTTTATATCTGCATATTGGGCCAATTACTATTTGATGGTTTGGATATAAGGTTTGGAGGCAGCGGGGTTTTCTACAAACCTATAAAAAACCTCAAACCTTTATATCTGCATATTGGGCCAATTACTATTTGATGGTTTGGATATAAGGTTTGGAGGCAGCGGGATATCAAAGGTTTCTACCTATCAAATAGAATATTATCCATGCTTGCATAC